ACGCCCGCCTCAATTAAGAGCATGGCCTGCTTGGTTTCCATTATTACTTCCTCGCCTACGTTGTAACTTAAATTAAATTGCCCTGTAGGGTTTGCTGTAAATCTCACTTTCATATTGGCCCAGGGGCGATGCAGTCAAGATCACCCCCGGCACTTGGTACTTTAATGACCCCAAGCGGTCAAGTTATTAGGCTACGATGTCCTTACAAACTGCGAAGGCAGTAGGCTGCAACAAATTGCAATCTAAGTAAGCATTCAAAACAACGTTAGTCAAGCCAGCAGTTGCGCCAGAATAAGGGTCAACTGTCAACTCCATACCACCCCAAGAAGCGATAGCCATTTTGCTGAAATCTCCGAAGATCATTGCAGACAAAGTTGAGCTAGTACCCTTAGACAAGTTAGAAGGAACCAAAGTTGAAGTGGCTACGTTGTAACCGTTCAATTCAGCACCACCTGCAGGCCAGATGAAGTTACCTTCAACACCAGAAGCTTGGCGAGGAATAGTTTGCAAAGCGGCTTTTACTTTAGGGTTGGTCAAGTAAGCAACACCCTCGCCGTTTGCGTTTTCTACAGCCTTCATCAAATTCACAACGTCAGCCCATACTGGAGCGATACCGTTAGCGTTTGTGCTGTTAGAAGATGCACCACCTGCAAAAGTTACGTTTACGTTGCTGTTTGCGATAATACCGGTAGGCTCGTTAGATCCACCACCTTTAATAGCAGCAGTTTCCAAAGATTGAGCCATTGCATTCAAGAGCCAGTTACGCACGTAAGCGTCGATTGAGTTGCTAGACTGCAACATCAACTGGTTTGATACCTGAATGTAAGCGGCCAAACGCTTAGGGCTGAAAGTGATTTTGCTGAACGCGGGGCTCTTTTCAGTAGCAGTTCCGTTTTCAGTATTCCAACCTGCAGAAGGTACAGTGCTAGCGGTAGGCATATCCAAGTTTCCAACCAATCCGCTCAACTGCTGAACACCCAAACCGCGCAATACGGTCTTAGGCAACAATACATCAATAATTGAACCAACAGAAGTTTGAACGTTTACACCACCTTCAGAGCCAGAAGTTCCGCCAGTAGCAGACATATCACGCTTAAATACTTCAGAAGGAATCTTCATAGAGTGAGCGCTTACGCTTACACCAGAACGCTGATACTCGCTAGAAGCCAAGGCAGAAAATTCACCTTCAACACCTTCGCGACGGCCAGAGATAGCCATATCGATAGCGCGCTTAAAACTGTACTCTTTAGCCATTTCTGACTTTTCTTTTTCCTCGCTACGGCTGGCAACGTGGCCAGCGGCTTGGGCTGCAAGATTCTGCAACTTTTCCAAGGTTTCAACCTCAGCTTTGATCGCGCCCAAACGAGCCTCGATTTCAGCCAAGCGGTTAGTTTCTGAATCGGCCATAGATCTGGCTTCTTTTTCAATGGTGGTTTGCAAGGTAGACAATTCGCCTAGCAAACGTCCACGCTCTTCTTTAAGGGCTTTGATTTTATTCATGATTTTGTTTTTTGTTTAAAGGTTTTGATATCTCAATAAAGCCAATTTAATAACATCGGCAGAGGCTTGGCTTCTTTTGGCCTCTTCGATTTCTTGCTCCTGATCACGCATAGCAACAATGCTACGGGCATCGGCTTCAGTATCGGCATAAGCGGGATAGGTTACAGGGCTCACATCGTACAAATCCTCGATGACCTTAATTGTGCGCTTGCCCATAGATCCGTATTTTTCCGACTCGCTCCACATTTGCTCTTTGATCGTAAAGGCAAATGAACTCTGTGTGATATCGCCACGCATGATAGAACGCACAACACTCATATGTGTTGGGTTCTCATAATCGGGCACCCAAGTATATTCAAGATTTCCGTCGCCATTTACAAATACTTTGCAGGTGTTTGCCTTGGTGCGGCCCAAAATTAACTCTGCTTCGTGGTTGAACAAACAGCGAATGTCGTAATCTTTAGACAAAGCATTGTCAAACGCTCCCGGCAAAATAACCTCTTCAAAATATCCGAGATCCGTAGCGGAATTAATGACAGCAGCAATGCCGCCTATTTCTTGTGGCATGCCTTCGCCTTCTGACCTGGTGTGGACGGTGCCCGTAAATGTGCGCCTTTCTTGTTTCATTAGATTACTTCTGTATTATTAGTTCCCTCTGGGTTGTTGTTTTTGTCGGCGGTGCTCATTAGTTGTGCAATTTTGGCGTCCATGTATTCATCGATTTTGCTGGATGGCATCAAATTGGATTCGATCAAATACTCATCGCCTCCATTAAATCCGTTTGCGTCCTCGAACATGCGGGCCTCATTACGTGAAAGCCAACCGCCGCGAATGCCTTTATTATAATAGTCAGCGCGCTCATTGGCGGAGGCTCTCAACAGCGAATTAAAGTTAAATTTAAAGTAATAGGTCAACTTATCATTTTCTGTCAAAAGCTTGCGGGCCATTTCCTGCTCGATGTTAATCGCATAGGATGCCAAAGTGCGAGCATAAAAGTCTTGATATTCCTGCTCGACGCTGGACTTAATGCCATCCTTTGCGCCGATCATAGAAGCGGGCACCCCAAAAATGCGGGCGATTTCTTCAGCCGAAAATTTGCGGGTTTCCAAATACTGCGCCTCTTCTGGCGACAGGCTCAACTTTTCCATCTTAATGCCATTGGGCAACACTGTGCTGCGGCTTGCCCCGTCTATAACGTCATCCAAAGATTTCTTCAACGGCACTGCCTGCTCAGGTTTAATCTGCGCATCAGATGTTAACAAAAATTTCAATACTCCATTTTTGTAGACGCCCGCGCTCTGGCTAATTGCTGCCAAATCAATGCCCAAGGTTTCGGCGTGAACCACGATAGGCGATAAACCCACAAGCGGATCATCACCACAAAGCCCTTTAAAATGCAACATGTCGGCCGCTGGGATCATGCCAGGGAATCCTTTTCGATTCACTTTGTAAAACAATTGGCCGTCCTGCATGATTGGTTGAACGTAATCAGGTGCAATCGGGTGCAACTCAATGCCCAAATATCTGCTATCGCGATTGATAAATGCGTAGGCGTTACCTTTCAGCGCCAAGTGGCTCACCATGTATTTGGTGAAATCGTATTTCGTTTGGTATGGGTTTGGCTCGTTTACCAATGCCGTAGCGTAATGGATTACAACCTGCTCGCGATTGGTGCCATCATCTTTATATAGTTTTAAAGATAGCCCCGCAATACCGTCTGCAATAACTCTAACGCACGCGTGCACCGACGCAATAGATAGCGCCGTGCGATCATTAACCGCCTGACCGCTTTTTGTTTGATATCCGAAAACATTTTGTAAAGTATTCACTAGCCAATCAGTTGGCTGCGATAAGCTACTGCGCTTCTCCGCTCTTTTTGGCTGCCAGAATTTTAGATTCATCGCCCGCAAATTACAACTGCCCTAAATTACTCACGTTAACAAATTACTTATTACGCCCCTGGGCCAACCACCTGCTCAGCGCTGCCCTAAATACATCGTAGTTTTTGTACCTTCTTATTCCAAACTTTCCAAAATATTTTTCCTCGGTTGCGTTGTAGGCATCCTCATAGGTCCGATATCTCGGTAGGTTGTTGTAATATTCCTGCATGTAGTCATCCAAAAATTTCATAAGCTTACAAACCAAAAATCTGATTCTTTTTCTTTTGCGGCATCCTGCATGCAAGTGCCCAATGCCATAACTATCGAAACAGGCCCATCGACTTTATCACCCGACTTGGCTTTGTCTATTTTGATATTACCCGCAGGATCGGTGCGCAGCATTATGTTGCCCATCATCCAACGAGTAACGGGATTGCCCGCGTGCCTTAATTGTTTATCCTTTGTCAATCGCTCTAGTTCTTTGGTAGGCGCCGACATTGATACAAAGCCCTGGCCGAAAGGAAACATTTGCAAGCCTTCATTTTGTAGCTCAATCACCAACTGCGAAGAGTTGAATCGGTCAAATGCAATATCTTTTATGTCGTACTGCTGCGCCAACTGAATAACCCGCGCCTTAATAAAAGAGTAATCAGTTACGTTTCCGTCCGTTAACTCAATATGCCCATCGGCTGCCCACTGCCTAATCGATTGCCCTGCCGCGTCCTTTCTTTTATATGCCGTTTCTACTGGCAACCAATACCATGAGCGAATCGCGTGATATTCTGGGAAGTACAAAGAGAATGCGCAAAAGTCACCCGTCGACGCCAAATCCAACCCGCCATAACACAAAGCGCCCTCTAAATCATCCACGCCATCACACGCCTTCCAATCACTGTCAGAAATCCAAGTCATTGCCGTATCGGTCCACACGTTGAGCAGTTTAGTTTTAAATTCAACCTCCTTGTGCACAAACTCCTTGGCCTCGGTCAATCCCTGCTCAAGTTGGCGCGGGTTTACAGAAATACCCCAGTTTGGATTTGCCTTGGCCCATACTGCCGGGTCCGTCCAATCATCGCCTTCATCCAATGTATAGATCACCGAAAACAAAGCATCGTCTTTTATGTTACCACTCAACACGCCTGCGCAATACTGGCGGTGCTTGTAGCAAGGTGCCTCACGATTGAAACCCGCTGTCGTAATTGTAAACAGCAACGGCTGCCGCCTTGCCCCCATTGAGTTGCGAATAACATTATACAGCTCATCATTTGGATGGGCGTGGTATTCATCGATGCAACAAAAGTGCGCATTTAGTCCGTCCTGCTTGCCTGGGTTCCATTCGAGTGGCTTATATATCGATTGCCCGTAAAGGATCCGCCGATTGTTTACAGAATTGTTAACGGTAAGCGCTTCATTCAACCATGGCAAATTTTGACAAACCCTAACTGACTCGCCGAAAACCATCATGGCCTGATCTAACTTTGTGGCCGCGCTGTAAACCTGCGCCGCCGATTCGTCATCCGCAATAAGCCCGTAAAGCATTATCGCCGAGGAAAAAGTAGATTTACCATTTTTGCGAGGTACCTCAACATAA